ATTTTGTTCGTTGTCTACTTTAGCATGATAATAAACTTGTTCACCGTCATCTACAGTAACTTCACCTTCAAATTCTTCTGGGTCAAACCCTTCGTTTACATCGTAGGACATGTCTTCTGCCCACTGTTCAAATTCGTTAATTTCTTTCATTGACTTACCCTCTAATTCAAGTCTGGCCAACACTGGTATTGCTGACTCTACTCGTTGATCTAATAATCTCTCTGTGAATAACTCACGTACACGATCTATAACTTCTTGTTGTGGTTTTTCACTTGTGTTAAAATCTTCAAGTGCTCTATGATATCCACGTTTGCCAATCATTGATTTGACTTTACGTTTAATGTCCCCAAAGTGCTTAAGACCACGTTCAGCTAAGCCTGCTGTTTCTGAATCTTGCCACTCGTGACCACGTGCATATCGTGTAAAAGTACTTAATGTTTTAATATCATCAACAAGCTCACAAATATAAGAACCAAAACTGTCATACGGATTACCACCCTCACTCACGTGTCTTGCCATAGCACGACCTGCATATAGTTTAGTAAATGGTAATTTAAAACGTTCGCCCTCTGATGTTTCAACATATAATGATGCTACATTTCTGTAACGCTGATCACCTTGTTCTTCATCAATTGGCTTTGAATGAATTATTTTAAGTTTTGCTTCTTTTGTTGGTTTTGTATATGATGTTTTTTTGAATCCATAGTATTTAGACTCTTGTACTTGTGCCATTGTTTGCATAGCATATTTTAGTTTGTTCATATTTTTTAAACTAAACTCTAACATGTTACGTTTAGAAAAGTGTCTTAGTTGATATAAGAAATCATACCAATCTGATTTATCTTCTGACTCCATTCCTTTGCCTAGTACATCACCATAATAAACTTCTAACTCGCCTGATGAACTAACAGTAACTACTACTGCACCGTAGTTATTATCGCCAACTTTATAGTTAAAAGAGAATAAATCTGCTTTTTTAGGATCTGCTGTTTCTTTACCTTTTGCATCTCGAGTAGTTAAATCAAAGCTCTTAGCAACTAGTAAATCATACAACTTTTGTCTTGTGGTTTCTAATGATATCATAAGTGTATTTATCTAACCTAACAATTAAATCATTATGAACGGAAGTGGCTCTACCATATCGTCATCGTGGTCACGTAGATTTTCACCAATATTTTTATGATACTCTTGTAATTGTTGCATCATACGGACTGCTAGTACTGTTGCCATAACCAGATCATCATGTTCTCCTGGCTTGGCCGCATAGCTTGTTCCGTGTGCTACAAAGTTTTTAAGCTCACTAATTAAAGGTCTTGACTTAATTTTAAACTTGCCTGACTCAACTAAATTCTTAAATTTAGCACAACTAGCAATTTTGCTTTTATTTGTTGTATTAAAGCCTTTACGGAATCGTTTTCCGTTGCCCATTTTTTTAGATTCGCTTAGGAATATACCTTGTATATTCTCTTCACCATATTCCGCTAAACTAATTAAGGCCGCTTCTCCTAGTGTATTGTTTTCTACTGAGTAGTATATTGAATTGTTGTCTTCAACTGTTTCATTAAGGTGTTTGATAATTTCAACAAACACACGAACTTGTTCCGGAATAGTAGTTCTATTATGTTTCCATTCTGCTATCTGTGTTGTGGTATTAGCATTAATAACCTGCATTGCAGAGTAGTCGCCGCCTGTGCCTAAACTTGGATCCCAGGAAACAACATATATATCGCCTTTCTTAGGGCTCTCATACCAACGTACTTGACCCATTTGTTTTACAGGATCAATACCAACTAGGTCAATTAATTTAGTTGGTGCTATTAGCGTTTCATCATTGATAATAAATTCACAATCCATTTCACGCCTAAATCGTTCGTCACCTAGTTTAGCACGTTCTTCTTCTGCCCACTTGTCATCCCTATCAGGATGCTCATTCCAATATGATTGATATGCTTTAAATCCGTTAACGCCAACGTCTGTTGGATTACCGTGTGCATCTTCACATTTGTTTGCTTGTTTCCATAATAGTGCAAACTGGTCTTCGTCTGAGTTTGGTGTTGATGTAATAATTGCTTTACCACCAGTAGTAAGTGTAGGTGATATTGAAGTCCAAAACTCTCGAGCAATAGTAGGTCTAACAAACGCAAACTCATCACAGTATAACATTGATATTGACATACCTCGTCCAGTGTTTTCAGTTGTTGTTTGTGCTACTATACGACTGCCGTTGTCAAACTCTATTGATCCTTTATTGTAACTAACAGCACCTGCTCTGATATGATCTGGACATGACTCATAAGCATATCTAACACGTTGCATGATTTCTTGTGCACCTGCATACTTGTGTGCGGCCACTAACACCGTTGCATCTGAATTAAACATAGCATACCATAACAAGTAACCTGCGGCCGATGTTGATTTGCCTGTCTGTCTAGGCATCATTGATATTGAAAATCTATTTTCGTGGTATGCGTCTATTAAACGTTCTTGATATTCGTACGGAGTATACTTCATACTACCATGCACAGGATGCTGTATGGTAAAGAAATTACTCATAAAATACATTGGGCCTGTTACAGGATCAGCACACTTTTTAAATTCTTGAAGTTCTTTTTTTGTAAACTGTTGCTTCTTGTGTGCTTTTTTAATTAATACGCCGTCTAGTGATTTAGCCATGCTACTTCCTTGGCATTGGATTTTCACCTGTTAAGTGAGGTTGTGAGAACCATAACTTAAACCATTCAGGAGACCCTGGGCGAATATCATGTTTTTTCATGTATTCACTTTTCTCCGTGGCAGTATGTGATATGTTCTCTCCCATTGTAGGAGTGTCATTTACACCTGCTAGTTGTTTAAGTTGTTCTATATCCATACTATTATTTAACGTCTATTGGTCTCTTTTTAGTGGCTATAATACCATAACTCATTTCAGTAAACTCTTCTCCAGACTTTTTATCTAGTGCTGTTGATTCTAAGTTGTTTGATATATCAAGATCAAATCCAGCTCTAACAAGTAGGTTTAATATCATCTTATCTGTTAATATAGAATAGTGATTTGGATTTGCTTCATGATTTCTTACGTTGCCGGGTGCCGGTGTTTCAATATATATTTTAGCATCTGGTTTTAGCACTCTGTTATATTCTAATAGTGTTATATAAGGAAATGGTGAATGCTCTAATACTTGTCTACAAAAGATAAAGTCTAATGACTCGTCTTTATCAGATAAGAAACTGATATCTTCATCTCTTACTTTATGCTTTTTCTTTTTGCATATTTCAAGCTCTTCTCTAGTACCTGCTGTTCCTACAACGTTTTTATATTTTTCTTTTTTCATTATATCTAAGAAATAACCTTGACCGCACCCAACGTCTAAAATCTTTGCTGACTTTTTAAGTTTGAGTGGTTTGATCATAAGATCATATATTTCTTGTGTTGTAATTTTATGATAATCACTTTCAGGTTCAGCGTATACCTGTGTTAAAATAAAATCATAATAGAGTTTGAATTTTACTGAATCAAATTTCATCGAGCGTGTCCTTATAGTTACTTGTTTGTTATGTTGTTTGTATTACTTATAAGGCTTTTTCTGTATACTCAGATTTTTCCCAGCCTAGTAAATGGTTGGCTTTCCAGTCATTTTGTGTAAATGCTTTGAGGTGTTGCCATTGGTCTCTTTCGCGCCATATTGATCTGGCCGCATCTTCAAAGTCTATACGATCTATACGATCTTCAAATTTATATAATTCGTCCTCAAATTCGTTAAAATCGTTAAAGTCACATTCAATATGTAACACTTCAAAGATTTCTCCGCTTTCAGTAATATAGTCTAAATCAAAGTCGTAACCCCACTGTGGTTTAGTACGCAATAATAAGTCTGCTTGTGGTATGGTTGATTTTAATTCTTCGAGTTGTTCTCTAGCTTGACCTTCATATGAACAACGGTGTAATATCATGGCATGATCAAAGTGTAGTCTATCATGTTCAATAGTCATCCATTCTTCTTGCCATAGTCTGTGATTAAGTATAGGTTGCTCTATAGGGTGGTTTTCCGCTTCGTAGTAGCGTTGTTCTGCTTGACATAGCTCAAAGCCATCTTTGTCATAATAACGAAAGTCGTTGGCTGTGAGTCCGTCAACAGCTTTTTGACATCTAGGATTGCGTATTAAAGGTACATCAATTCGTTGAAACATTATGCTGGGTTATCTATTAGTATTATGTTAAAAGTTGACGAACAGTCGTTACCTGCTGAACTAGTAAACCCTCTTACTTCAATGTCAGTCTTTTCAGTAAACTGTAAGGGAATTTTATACTCTTTGGCAAACTGTTGTCCTGCTGATATGATAATGTCTTTGGAATTAAATCCACCATCACCAAATGTTCTTGCTACTAAAAGTGCTGTAGTGTCTGCGTTCTGAGCACCAGCACCTACTATCCACTGTGTTATGTATGCTGTCTTGCCTGCTGGCACTGTGTATACAGCCATAAATGTTTGTCCTAGACTAGCACCTTTTCCTGTACCAACTCTTAGTATCTGTGCTAGTAAAGTTCCGCCACCGCCTGACTGTGAGCGAACTGATATCTCACCTTCTGCTTGTCCTGTGCTACCTGTTGTTTTTGTACGAACACGGAACACTCTAATAAATGTTGTTGTTGAAGCTGTATCATTTACGCTGATATCTTCTGTTACTAGTGTGTAAGTTTCATCGAGACCTTGTACTTCTACAGTTCTAGCACCGTCGCCAGTTGGATTATCGTCACCGTCACTTGATGTAACATAGATCGAACTTGCTGTTGTTAGGTACTCATATAAGTTACTGCCGTCCCAAATAGTTTCAATGTTTGCTGACATTGTGGCATTACGTCCAAACTTCTCAATGTATCCAACACCATCTAAGTTTCCTGCTGATAGATTGATTGACCAATCATAGCTATTACCTGTTGTTCTTACAATAGGTTGTCCAAGAGCATTATACTCCATGGCCTTATGTAGGTTTAATAAGTTTCTTTCTTGTGGGTGTTCGTAACTAGTTGTGTTATCTCTGTCAGCCATCTCTAGTCGTCCGCGTATGTTATGCCTGACCCTGCTTCAGTAAATTCTTCTTCGTAACTAGCATCTCCACTTGAATTAGTTTTCCAAGTAGCTAACCAAGCGGCGTAGGCTAACTTAGTAGTAGCTCTATCTGCTTTTGTATTTGCAGGAGTTACTGTGTTAGTCGCATGAGCTATCCCATTTGAGTCTCTTGGGTCGTTTGGTCTGTTTAATGCAGACTGATCTGGAGCTGAGGTTGATAGTGTAAGTGCCATAACACTATTTATCAGAGTGTGTTGGAATTATTTTTTGTATTTGTTTGTGACGTTCTTAGCAGAGCCTTTCCTATCTTTGTTTGGATCCTGTCTGCGTTTTCTATTTACTGCTTGTGCTATTGCTTTTTTACCGCCTTTAGCTCTTAAACTAGCCGCTTTAGACTTTGATAAACATTTAGGTTTACCTTCACCTTTCTTGGCATCTCCGCATTTACCTATACGTTCGCCTTTAGTATTATAGCGATCCCAACCGCCGCCTCCTGCTCCGCCTTTTTTACCTTTACCAAACCAAGCACGTAAGTCTTCTGTTGTTCTTGATTTCTTAGGAGTCTTGCGACATTTAATTTTCTTCTCAGTAGAGCAATAGTATTCACCATACTGACAGTTTAATTCTGTAATGAAGTCACTAGCTCTCATTTCTTTTTGCTATTGCCCCAGTTCTTAGCACCTACTTTACGGCACTTAGACAAAGCACCACTAGCATATGCACTAGGCCATACTTTGTATCTTGATTTTACTTTATGATAGCAAGCATCCTTTTCGCCTGCCGCTTCGTCAAACTGTGCTTCTGTTAAGCCTTGATCTTCGTGCATACCAAAGTTGCCTGACGTAGATGCCTGTTTAATGCCTTTTTCTTCTGCCCAAGCGTCTATTTGCATAGCTAATTGGAAATCAAGCACTGTAAGGCCCTTAACGTCAAACGTAGACGTCTTTACTTTAACTTCTGTAACGTCTTGTGTTACTTCTGCAAAGTGATCCATCTTTTCAGATAGGTCATTAATAAAGCCTATCATTTCTTCTGCTTGTCTGTGATCTTGACAAACATACATTGTTTGTATTTCTCTGTGATCTAACATTTCCCAATCAGGAAGAAACTTATTTTTAATTTTATCAAGCTCAGCATCATTAGGAACAAATTCTTCTACGTCATTGTCTCTGTACTCACCTTCGTTCATGTTAGCACGCTTGCCCCAATCTAAACTTACTTTATCATCTGTAATTGGTCCGCCTTTTGCCCACGTATGACATGTACGTGCTGAATGACATTTAAAATGGTGCATCCAACAGTAGCCAAGTTTACCGTGTTCATCTGATGTTTGTCCAGGCATACATTCTTCCATTCTTGGACTTATATCAAATGCTACACAAGTACCACATAAACTTTCTTTTGCGGCTTCTTCTGTAGTGTCCCAATGAGT